GACGAACAAACAGGAATACCTAGTTACTCGCACGGTCAAACAGGCGTACAAAGCATGACGCGTACAGCATCAGGTATGTCAATGCTTCTAGGTGCGGCAAGTTTAAATATTAAAACGGTTGTCAAAAACTTAGATGACTTTTTACTCAAGCCTTTAGGCCAAGCATACTATCAATGGAACATGCAGTTCTTTGAAGGCAAGCTAGGTACAGAAGGTGATTTAGAAATACATGCTATGGGTACTAATAGCTTAATGCAAAAAGAAGTACGTAGTCAGCGATTGACAATGTTCCTTCAAACTGCACAGAACCCTGCGATTGCACCGTTTGTTAAAATATCTAAAATTGTCAGTGAGCTTGCTTATAGTCTTGATCTTGATCCAGATGAAATCTTAAATGATCCAGAAGAAGCGGCAATCATGGCACAAATAATAGGAGCGCAAAATGTTGGACAAGCAGATGGCAATCAAGCTGTCGCCCCTGACGAGCAACAAGGAGCTATGGGAGGCGTTCAAGGAGCATCTCAACAACCTCAAGACCTTGGAGTTACAGGCACTGGTGGTGGCAACATCGGAACTGGAAATGTTCCGCAAGCAGGGGAAAGTGAGTTCTCTGGTTAATCTAGAGCAACTAAAAGAACAAATAGCAGAAGCTAAAAACAGAACAGAGGATTAATGACATGCCATACGGTAAAGGTACATACGGAAGCAAAGTAGGACGACCACCTAAAAAGAAAGAAAAAGAAAAATATATGGGTGGAGGACATTCTATGCTTAGTCGTTATGACGATGGTGGCATGGCTACGCCAAAAGTAACAGAAAAAGAAAAAGAAATGTATGGTGAAGATGCAGAAAAGTTTACATCTTTATATAATTCTTATATGCAATCTAAAGAAAAAGCTGATACGCCTGAACAAATGGAAACAATAGAAAGACGTTTTAAAGAAGTACAAGACAGTTTTGATGGAAATGCAGTTGGCGTTGCTTATAGACTTATGGACGAAGAAAAAGAAGGTAAAATGGAAGGTGGTACGATGAAGTATGCAGAAGGTTCTATGCTTGTACCACCAGAAATGGAAATGCCTGTAGATACTTATTCTAATATTCCTGAAGACGAAATGGCAGAAGCAAAAGCTTCACAGCTTCCAGACGATGAAATGGAAGATAAGTACTTAGAGTTTGTGCTTGATGAATCTTTAGATCAAGAAGATCAAGAATATTTAATGAATGCTCTAGATGGTGATGAGCGTTTAAGCGGCATCTTTGATAAAGTTATGGATGTAGCAGGAGAATTCTCTGGCGAAGGCGAAGTAGAAGGCCTTGGCACTGGAGTATCAGATTCGATTCCCGCAAGGTTATCGGATGGTGAATTTGTTTTCACCAAGAAAGCAACCGATCAATTAGGCGCAGATGAGCTTCAAACTATGATGGATGATGCTGAACGTGCTTATGATGGCGGTTTAAGAAAGAAAGCGTTTGGAGGACTAACTGATAGCGGAATGTCTGAAATCGAAGAAGAAGACGAAGAGTCTGTTATTCGATCTAGGATGATAAGCGCAGATAGTATGCCAAGCAACAAAAGGAGATAAGGCTACTCTATTTATAGACCCCTTATCATTTTAAAACCTAGAGGCCACCTTGAAGTATCAAGACCCTGTATTGTAAACGCGAACAGTACAGCCACCTTGAAAGACTAGCAAGCCCCAAAAGGAGAGTGACAATGACAACTGCAAGTGAAATGATAGACGAACCAGAAGTAAATCCATACAATGCTAGAAAAGATTGGCATGAGGATGTAAAACCTACAAACTTAGGAAGCGCAGACGGGTTATATTTTGAAAGACCTACGAAGGCCACCTCCAGTGACGAAGAGTCTACTGAAGCCCCCAAGCAAGGAAAACAAAATACTAATTATAAAAAAAGATATGATGACTTAAAAAAACATTATGATGAAAAGATAGCATCCTTTAAACAAAAGGAACAAGAACTAAGGGCAATGGCACAAAGTAGCGAACCTACTTATGAACCGCCTAAAAGTGTCGAAGACCTAGAACAGTTTAGAGAACAATATCCTGATCTATATGAAACTGTAGAGACTGTTGCACACTTACAAAGCGAACAACAAGTCGAAGCAATCAGAAGTAAACTCTCAGCTATTGAAGAAAGAGAGGCCGCTATTGCACGTAGAGAAGCTGAATCAGCCCTACATGAACAGCACCCCGACTTTGAAGATATACGAGGCGATGAAAAGTTTCATAACTGGGCAGAAACTCAACCTGAAGCAATTCAGGATTGGATTTACAACAACCCAAATAATGTTAATTTAGCCATCAAAGCTATTGATTTATATAAATTAGAAAATGGTCTAACTAAAAATACAAAGCAAAAGTCAAAGAAGTCACAATCTTCCAAATCTGCGGCAGACTTTGTATCTACCAAAACAACAGGTGTAGATGCTAAAGAACCAAAGATATGGACACAACGGGAAATCGCGGCGTTGTCCATGAGAGATTTTGATAAATATGAAGCTGAAATTGATCAAGCTATCATGGAAGGACGAGTGCGATAATTTTTAATTATTGTCTTTTAGGAGTAACATAACATGGCTTTTAACCAATCAGATCAACTTTTTGAACAAAGTACAGATACCAACGGTAACTTTGGTAACTCTGTTTCAGGGCAAACTAATGCCTTTTTCATGCCTTCAATTTTTTCTAAGAAGGTTCTTAACTTTTTCCGTAAGTCTTCAGTAGCTGAAGCAATTACCAACACTGACTATGCAGGTGAGATCGCAGGTTTCGGAGATTCTGTAAAGATTATCAAAGAACCAGAAATTACTGTTTTTCAGTATGAGCGTGGCGCAGACGTAACTCAAACTAAACTGACTGATGCAGAAACTACTCTCATTGTAGACGTAGCTAACGCTTTCAAATTTAAAGTAGACGACATTGAAACTTCTATGTCTCATGTTAACTTTAAAGAAGTAGCGACTTCTTCAGCGGCTTACGCTTTGAAGGATGCATTTGACGCAGGCGTAATTGCTAAGATTATTGCAGGTGTTTCTGCGTCTAGTCCTAACCATATCATGGGTTCTGATAGTGCTACTGACCTTGCAGAAGGTACTTTTGACGGAACTGGTAACTTGGATATTGGTTTTGGTTCAAGTGAGCATGACCCAATTGATGTTCTTTCTCGTATGGCCCGTCTACTTGACGAGCAAAACGTACCAGAAGAAGGTCGTTGGTTCCTAGCTAACCCTGAGTTCTATGAAGTTCTAGTTCAAAGCTCTTCTAAGCTACTTTCTGTTGATTTCAACGCCGGACAAGGTTCAATCCGAAACGGCCTAGTATCAACTGGTAAGTTGCGAGGATTTGACATGTACAAAACTAACAACATTGCGGCCACATCTAATGCGGCAGGACAGTGTGTAGCGGGTCACATGTCAGCAGTTTCTACTGCACAGACTATCACTAGCACTGAGGTCATCCGTGATCCAGATAGCTTTGGTGATATTGTACGAGGCTTGCATGTTTATGGAGCTAAAGTACTACGTCCAGAGGCACTAGTATCTGCATTCTACGGTATCGACTAAGTAGAAACATAAGAGAGGGGGATGAAATACTCCCCCAATCTTTTTAAGGAGTATATATGCCACAAGTAGGAACAAATGAAAAACCAATGATGATTTCAGCTAAGCCAAATGGAAAGATACTTGGAGATACAGGAAGTTTTTACAAAGCTGAAAATAAAAAAAAGTATGATGCAAACTGGGACGTAATATTTGGAAAGTCCACTAAAACTATAAAGGCAAAATAAATCATGGCAACAACCTTTTTAAAATTATCAAATGAAATCCTCAGAGAAATTAATGAAGTTGAGCTTACAAGTGCTACTTTTTCTACTTCCGTAGGAATACAAACGCACGTAAAAGATGTCATTAATAGAGCATACTTTGATATTGTCAATGAAGAACCACAATGGCCTTTCTTGTCTTTAGGCGAAAGCGGTGAGACAGACCCCATGTATGGGAATATTTATGTAGAAACAGTAGCAGGTACAAGATGGTATGAGCTAAAGCCTGAAAGTTCAGACATCACAACAGATTATAGTTATGTAGATTGGGATAACTTCTACATGACAACAGTAGGAGTGTCCGGCGAGACTGCTCCTTTTGAAGCTAGAAATTTAAGATTTATTACTATAGAAGAATGGAAAGATTTTTACAGGCTCAGC